AATTACTGGTTACGATTGGGCCGATACTGGGAAAACAGACCGTAAATACACCAGTATTCAGTTTTGGGGTGTTGCCAAAACTGAAAGATGGTGCATTAACTGCTAGTTTTATGTTGCGAAATCATGAGTTTTCTTCACATCCTGCATTCATTGCAGGGGTGAAAGTAGCAGGTACCATGAGGCAAGTCGATTTTTAAAAAAATTGCACGGTGAAATCGTCAAAACTTGCACGGTGAAAATGCTACAACTTGCATGGTGAGCTTTCTCAGACTTGTAAATTAAACAGATGGAAAGTTTTACGGTAAAATATCGGAAATCTGTTAAGTATGATCGCGGGAGCCTATGTAACTAAAGGATTAATCTGCACCAGGAATTGATTTCTTCTCGGATTCATGCGCTTGAAAGTTTTAGACTTAGAAGTCCAAAAATCCTCAACACGAAAAGTTTTAGACTTTGAAGTCCAAAACTTCTTGACTTTGGATGCCTATTGCCTTACCTTGGTGACAGAATCAGGAGGTGAGCACATGCCAAAGAAATACCTTGGGCGCCCAAACTACCTTAAGCAGTTATTGGCTTATCAGGATAGCGACCTGGTGAAGATTGTCACGGGTATCCGGCGCTGTGGCAAGTCAACGCTGATGTTGCTGATGGTGGAAGAACTGCGCAAGCAAGGCATCTCCGAAAAGAACATCATCCACATGAACATGGAGTCTCTGCAGTATCACGAGCTGATGGACTACATGTCGTTTTACCAACACATCAAAGAGGGCATCCAGTCCCCTGGCAAGCACTACCTCTTCTTTGATGAAATTCAAACAGTGACTGGCTGGGAAAAGGCCATCGAGTCTCTGCGATTGGATCACGATGTGGACATCTACATCACCGGATCAAACGCATACTTTCTATCCTCACAGCTGTCCACCTTGTTGGCGGGTAGGTATGTGGAGATCCAGATGCTGCCTTTATCCTTCAAGGAATTCCTGGACTTCCATGAGTTTGAATCCGGCACATCAATGGAGGAGCGATTTGTGCGCTTCCTGCAGATTGGTGGCATGCCAGTGCTGCGGCAGTTTGACTTTCACCTCCCGACAATCTACAACACCTTGCAGGGCATTTATTCCACTGTCATTTTGCAGGATGTGCTGCAGTACAACGAAATCGGCGACCAAAGCCTCCTGCAGAAGGTGGTTGCCTTCCTAAGCGACAGCATTGGCAGCATTAACTCCCCGTTTAGCATTGGCAAGGTGCTCTCCTCCGAAGGTGAGATCGCCACAGGCGTTAAGGGCAAGTCCGGTCAAACTGTTGCTGCCAAGACCGTGGATCGCTACATCTCCATGCTGGAGAACGCTTATATTTTCTACGGCGTCCAGCGTTATGACATAAAAGGGAAGCAACTCCTAAAAACACTGGAGAAGCACTACATTGTGGATCTGGGATTTCGGAACATGCTCCTGGGTTTACGGGATGCAGACCGGGGTCATGCACTGGAGAATGTCGTCTTCCTGGAGTTGATGCGCCGGCAGTATCGGGTGAGCATTGGCAAAGTGGGAGACCAGGAGGTTGATTTCATCGCGCAAACTCCACAGCGCAAAATATATATCCAGGTTGCAGAATCGCTCCTATCGCCGGATGTCCGGGAGCGTGAGCTGCGTCCCCTCATGAGCATTCCTGATCATCATGAGAAGATGGTGCTGTCCATGGACCGGAGTTTTATTGAGTCCCAGGATGGGATCAAGATTGTCAATTTGCTGGACTTCTTACTGGACGATGACACCTATTGACCAACCTCAAGCACTTTTTGAATGAACGACTGCAGAATTGTTAAATTGCAGTCGTTCGTCTAATTTGTGATCGCACCATTCGCCATATTCGGCCACACCTCGTCAATAAAGGCCGGTCTAGGTTCCAGGCTCTTTTGTTCCCTCTTGGCATCCCAGGCCCTGAGCCGCAGGAACCCGAGCATGTCCATCTGGTCGATCTCCTTCATCCGCCAGCCCGATTTGAGCAGTGTGTTATAGGTGGCGTAGACATATTCCGGTAACGTCAGGTGTCCTGGTTCTCCAAGATCTCCTGGGCTTCCTGAGCCACCGGCTTCGTAGGAAAAGAGTCGAGAACCTCCGTCGTCTGTGTCTGCACGGCCATAATCGCCAGGGCAATGTCGTGCATCAGTCGATCAGCCGGGTAATGGTCATAGACATCATCCGGAGAGAACTGGCCCCCGAACAGGATGCAGAACCACTTGACCATCGTGTCGAGGGCCTCGGGGATTGTCAGTTTCTCATCCGAAACGTCCTGCCCCTCCACTGCGGCCTTGGACAGAGCGACCAGTTTCCCATACATCTTGGATGCGGGTTCCATCTCGCGCAGCGCGCGGCCGGATATGAAGTCCACAGAGTATTTCTTGCCTCCCAGGGTACAGGTCACCATGGGATCACCTCTCTTTCATAAAGAGGCTGCCGCCCAGCATTGTCCTGAGCGGCAGCCTCATTTTGTTCTTTACGGTGTCACCGTGAAGGTCGGGTCATACACGGTCTCCAGGAAAGTCGCGCCCATCAAGGCCGTGAAGCCGTTCTCGCCTTCGTCCGCGATCGCTTGGTAGAGCCCGTCGTGCGTGCGCTTGATCGCGGTCCATTCAACCTCGCCGGTCTGGCGGGTAATGGTGCCGCCCTCCTTGGTCGCGTAGGTTTCCGTCACCGGTTTTGCGCGGACCTTGTACAGCCACACAAAGCGATATTTCGCGTTGGACTTCTCGGACTTGAAGCCGACTGCGTAGTATGGGGGCTTGTCGACGGCGGCGCGTACCAGTACGCCATTGTCGTCGATGTTGTTGCCGAAGATGGCTTCCTGGATGGAAAGCGGGATGTCTGCCATCTTCGTCTTGAAGGACAGTTCCGGATCCGGGTAGAGGACGTCAAACTCGATGTCGTCTGCGTACTGGACCTCGGGATCCGTGTTCTCCGGGGTAATGGTCGCTTCAATGGCACCGGCGACCAACTGCAGGGCACCGTAGGTGAGCGTAGTCTCCGTATCCACCGTCAGCGGTGCGATGACCATGTTTTTGAGACCCACCGTGCTGGACACGACGGGCGATGCGGTTGCTGGCATAGGGTTTCTCCTTTATTTGTTGCTTATTTCGTCCCGCAGGACGCGCTTCATTTCCTCGAAAGCCTCCGGCGCTTTCACGTCAAAGGCAGGCCGT